AACCATCAAGTGGATGGGTACATTGTTCTTATAAAACAGATGGCAATAATCGTGGAAAGGTTATGACAGCTTTGAGAGTCAATGGAAAGACTTCTTATAAAGAAGGATTAATTAAATGAGGATTTTAAATGAAATATCTCATACTATGTTATCTCCAAGTTCTCTATACAGTTGGTGCTTTTAGAGATCGAAGATGTTGGATTGATGACCAAATATTATGGTGTTATACTAAGTTAGAAACTTACGGACACAAAATAGATAGCCGATATTATTACAAACATACTAAATGAAATTTTATACTAATGTACATCAGATTGGTGATCATATATTAGTAAGAGGATATGAGAATGGTCAGAAGTTTGATGACCGTGTTGAATACCATCCTACTATCTTTATACCTTCCAGAGAAAAATCCAAATATAAAACTATTGATGGAAAACCTTTGGCTCCTATTAAACCAGGAACAATAAAGGAAACCAGAGACTTTATTCGTAAGTATGACGGAGTTGAAAACTTTCAAATACACGGAATGAATGCTTATAGGTATAGTTGGATATATGATAACTTTCCGAAGGATAAGGGAATCGATTATGATTTTTCCTTATTAACAATTGCAACTATTGATATCGAAGTCGGCTCCGCACATGGATTTCCTGATCCTATATCTGCGATTGAAGAAGTACAAGCGATTACCATTGGGACTGGTGGAAAATATTCTGTTTTTGGTTGTGGTGAGTTTAATAGTAATGAGGAGAATGTAGAATATTTTCAATGTTCAGATGAAAATCATTTAATTCAAGAATTTATTTCATTTTGGGAAAAACTAGCACCAGATATTATTACAGGTTGGAATATACAAGGATTTGATATTCCTTATTTGTATAATAGAATAGTTAGATTATATAGTGTTAAAGAAGCACGCAGGTTATCGCCATGGAACAGAATTCATGAACGGGCTACCAATTTTCGTGGAAAGGAAGTTATCTTTCATGATCTCATCGGAATTGCTGTTATCGATTATATTGATGTTTATAGAAGGAATTCTCCTCCAGCAGAAAGTTATAGGTTAGATTATATTGCTTCAATTGAATTAGGAGAAAGAAAATTATCGTTTGAAGAGTATGGTAATCTTTTTACATTATACAAAGAAAATTTCCAAAAGTTTATTGAATATAATATTAAAGACGTACAATTAGTTGAGAGATTAGAAGAAAAGAAAAAGTTAATTGAAATGGTAGTTGCTCTCGCATATGAAGCAAAAGTAAATTATCAAGACACATTTGGAATGGTTATGATGTGGGAAGTGATCCTCGCAAATGACTTAATGAATAGAAACATTGTAGTCCCACCAAAGAGAGATAATACAAAAAATAAAGCATATACTGGCGCGTATGTAAAAGAAGTGCAAACCGGTATGCATAAATGGGTTGTCAGCTTTGATTTAAATAGCCTATATCCTCATTTAATTATGCAATACAATGTAAGTCCTGAAACTATTTTAACAGGAGTTACACAACAATGTGGTGTAGAAAATTTATTGGAAAAGAGAATTGATCTAAGTAATTTCTATGAAAAAGATATTATTATCGCTGCTAGTGGTCAAGCTTTCAAAAAAGATGAACAAGGATTCTTACCAAGATTGATGCAAGAGAAATATAATAATCGAGTCATTTTTAAAAAGAAGGAAATTGCAGCTAAGAAAAAATTAGAAAAAGAAAAAGATCCGATTGAGATAGAAAAATTAAAAAAAGAAGCAGATTCATTTGGCAATAAACAAACTGCTATGAAATTAATGCTTAATAGTGTTTATGGCGCTTTTGGTAACCCTTATTTTAGATTCTATGATTTAAGAATTTCAGAAGCTATTACATTAGGGGGTCAGCTCAGTATCAGATGGGCTGAAACGACAGTCAATAATTATCTCAATCAAATATTGGAAACAAAGGAGGTTGATTATGTATTGGCATCAGACACTGACTCCCTCTATATTACTTTAGATGATCTAGTTTCAAAAGTATTTCCTGAAGATCCAGAAACAACAAAAGTTATTGATTTCTTAGATAAAGTATGTGAAGATAAAATAACAAAGATAATTGATTCAGGATATGATGATTTAGCTAAGTATATGAATTGTTATGATCAGAAGATGTTTATGAAAAGAGAATGTCTTGCTGACAAGGGTATTTGGACAGGAAAGAAACATTATATTCTTAATGTCCATGATAATGAAGGTGTTAGATATGCAAATCCCCGAATTAAGGTTATGGGGATTGAATCTGTTAAATCATCAACTCCTACATCTTGTAGAGATAAATTAAAAAAGTCTTTTGACATTATTATTAATCAAGATGAAGAAGCTATACAAAAATTCATTGCAGATTTTAGAGTGCAGTTTGAAAAGGAACCTATTGAGAACATCGCTTTTCCTAGATCTGTTAAAGGAATTGAAAAGTATAATGGTGGAGTAGATTTATATGCTAAAGGAACACCTGTACATGTAAAAGCAACACGCTTATATAATCATTTTTTGAAACAGAAGAATTTACAAAATAAGTATCCTGTTATTCAGGAAGGTGAAAAAATTAAGTTTGTTTATTTAAAACAACCTAATCCTATTAGGGATGGGGTCATAGCCATGATGGAAGGCTTGCCTGAAGAGTTCGGACTGCATGCTTATATTGATTATGAGAAGCAATTTGAGAAATCTTTTGGAGGTCCTTTAAATGAAATTTTAAAGGTAATTGGATGGTCCCCTGAAAAAAGAAGTACATTAGAAGCGTTTTTTATTTGATAAATATAGTATGGAGATTTTGTTATGAATAAATTATGGTACACTTGGCAAGAAATGTGTTTAGATGTAAATCAACTTTGTAGAGAGATTACATTAGACCATTTTGAACCAGACGTGATCGTGGGTTTAAGCAGAGGAGGTCTAACGCCCGGCGTTATGATGTCTCATTGGTTAAAGAAGCCTTTTAAGCCCGTGAAAAGCTCTCTCAGAGACTTTCCAGAATGGGAAGAATATCTTCCTAGAAAGACTGATGAAAGAGTTCTAATAGTAGATGACATATGTGATAGTGGTGAAACGTTTGAACGTATATCATCTTTTATTAAGGGCCCAAGAAAGGATCAGCCCTTAGAAATCAGTTGTGATGTAAAGTTTGCATCCCTCTGGTGGAATAACGAGGTCAATTTTGAACCTCATTATTACGTAAGGGAGGTCGCAAAGGACACTGAGAATCTATGGATACATTTTCCGTGGGAATCATGGTGGTCAGCACCTCTGACATTTAATTAACAATTTAATAGGAAAATTCATGTTAGATAAAGCACTCGGTTGGATTAGAGGTATAACCGAACTAGGTCTTGCAATAATTGCCCTTGGAGTTGTTCTTCAGATAATTTTTGGTGCAGCAGTGCCGTTTCTCGGAATGGATATCGTGGGTTCAGTTGTGTCACTCGTAAAACAATTAGGAGCCGAAGGTTTAATTGGCTTAGTTGCAATATGGGTGCTCTGGGGAATATACGAAAAGAAGTAAGACAATAAAAAAATAAAAGGCTCTTTCGGGAGCCTTTTTATACGCGAGAGCGGTGAAGGGGTTGGAAGACCCGTTAATAATGAGCGAGAGAAATTAACAAACACTTTTCTTGGAAGGAGAAAATGAAAAAATTAATTTCAATTTTTATAATTTTGGTTGCAGTCGCAACCTTATTTGGTATTACGGCAGTTGGTAAGAAATTGCCTTCAGTTGGTTATGTTCTAGTGGGACCAAAAAACGATGGCGGATGGTCAATGAGACATTATCATGGATTCATGTCATTAAAAAAACATGGTTATAACGTAGCTGGTGTCGAAATGGTGCCAGAATCAGAATCAACAAAAGTATTTCGTAAACTTGCCAGAAAACATGATATTGTATTTGCTACCTCATTCGGTTATATGGATGGAATGGTGAAGGCTGCAGAAAAAGCACCAGATACAATTTTCATGCACGCTACTGGTTACAAAGGTAATGATAAAAATATGGACAACTACGTTTGTCATTCATTTCAAGCACGATACCTCACAGGGATTGCAGCGGGAATGTTGACAAAGACAAATAAAATTGGTGTAGTGGGTTCACATCCAATACCTGAAATTATTCGTAATATTAATGCTTTAACCATTGGAGCACAAACAGTAAATCCAGACATTGAAGTTAATATTGTATGGATTAACTCATGGTTTGATCCACCTAAAGATATGGATGCAGCCAAAGCACTTCTTGATGATGGAAATGATATACTTTATACAACAACTGATTCACCTAGTGTAGTTACTCTTGCACAACAGGCATGGAAGTCTAGTGGTAAAGAGGTGTGGAGTATGGGTAATGATGCACCTATGGGAAGTAACGGCCCAGATAGATACATCACAGGAATGATGTTCAACTGGAATGTTCTTTACAAAACAATTGTTGACCAACTTGCATCAGGTAAGTTAAAAATGGGCCAAAGATGGAATTGGGGTTTGAAAGAAAACTGCGTTGGATTATCGCCCTGGGGAGCAAATGTTCCAGGATCAGTTGTCAACAAAGTAGAGACAATTAAAATGAACTGGATTAATGATGAATTAGATGAATGGTATCCTTTTTCTCAAGGAATCACTAAACAAGATGGTTCAACAATTAAGGCTGGTGTTCTAGCAAGACCAGAATTGGAAACAATGCAGTACTTTGTGAAAGGTATTGTTAATAAATTTCCTACACAATAATGGGGCCGTATAAACAGCCTGACCCAATAAGTGAGGGTTGGGTGGTTTATACCGAGATGGTCAAAGAACATTTAATGAGTGGCCATCCCCATATGACGTGTCAAACACATGAAAATTGTCATTTAAATTCTTTTTATCCAGGAAAATTGTATCGTGCAATGAAAATGGAAAGAGATGAAAATGGCACTCTTAGAATAATTAAGGAGTAATAATATGGAAGGCTTATTTGAAAGTATTTTGACCGCAATAGCGGTCGTGATTAATGGTATACCTCAGGGGATTTTAGCCTTATCCTTTGGGTTTGCCGCATTTCCTACCGCAATTGCATTTGTTATTGGTATTTTAGGTTCAATAGCATTTGCTTCAGTAGCAACTATTTCGTTTCAAGCAGAA